GGTACTTGCCGCCGCTAAAGACGAGCATGCCCCGGCACGCGGTGAGCAGAGCGCGCACGTTCTCATATGCGGTCTGGTTGGTGTCAATCGAGCCATCGCAGGCGTACGCCGCGTAATTCACCTGGGTAAGCGTGTGCTGACCGGACCCCGCAGCGGTCAAGTCGATCGCTACGCCAGCAAAAGCGTTCGCGATCGTGGTGGCCAGTTGGTAGCTGGTGTCAGTGACCTTGATCGCGCAATACGTAGTCCCCGCGACCAGCGGACTGGGCAACGTGGCGGTGCTGCTCACCTTCACGCCGTCTCCGGTGTCGATCGGGATGGGTTGAGAAAAGCTCAACGCCTCTGTTGCCATATCGACTGTGAACATGTCCGAAAAGCTAGGAGCCGTGATCCGAGTGTCACAAGCGTTTGCGGCAGCCGAAATACTCGTGTCGTCGATAGCGCTGGCTGCAATGCCACGCCCATAGAGGCTGTTGGTCAGGTAGTCGCGAATGACGAGTGCCGGGTTATTTGAATACCGGGTCTGGCCATCTCGTGGATCGTACAAAGTCTTGCCACGAACGTCGGCTGTGATCGTGGGCAGGCCAGAAAACGCGTTGCGGTCATATTTCAGCTTTACGTACAGGTAGGCGCAATTGGCAAGCTTGCAGTCGCTGGTCCACTTGGGTACCTCAGCGCTCAGAGCGGCGTCAGCGACATCACCGGGCGTACCCAGATGCCTAGTGACCGTGAGTAGCCCAGTAAACTTGGCGTCCGTTGATAAAACATCGTCCAGATACACGTTGTCGATCGCGGTCACTGGACCCTCTGAGAGCACCAAAACCAGATGCAGGTATTCGTTACTGGCGCCAGAAACCTCAATAAACACCCGCGTACCACCAACCCGGCGGCGACCGTAAAGCACGGGGATCGGATCAACGTTGCTCTGCGAGTTGATCAGAATGCCCTGGGCCTGCGCCGAGGAAACAGCTGACTGCGCGCGCGACGGTGAGTTCGAGCCGACCAGGGACTGAACCGCGAGATTGGCAACACCGCCTGCAACCAGGCCAGTCGCGCCACCGATAAAACTTGCCGTGGCAAGAGACGCACCAAGGACGTCTGCGGCTGCGGCCGTGATGCCCGACTCAATGACCATGCCAAGAACGGCATCGGCCACCACAGCGCCCGCAGCCTCGGACACCACCGATCCAACGATGGCTCCGATGACGATCCCTGCCATTAGCGTTCGCCCCTTAAACCCTTAACCGACTACCCTGCGGCAAAGCACCTTGGCGTACATGCGCTCAACATCCTCGTAGCCCAGATGTCCAAGCAGGCGCCCGAAGTCTTTGGTCCGTTTGACGTGGTAGTAAATTTTTCTAACGCCCTGGGCTTTAAGGCCCATCTCGGCAAATCGCAGCAGTTTCAATACAACTCGCCCGGCGCGTACCTCTGGGGCGGCATAGACGGCACTATTAGCTGCAACCAGTGCGTCCTGGTAGTGGATGTGGGTCTGCACGATGAATACGGTGTAGCCCACGATCACGCCATCGCGTTTGGCGATGAAGGTGGCGAGCTTTCCGGCAGCATCGAGCTCGCAATAGCGAGCCCAGTCGACGTTCAGACGATCGAGATCCTTCTGGCCGACTTCTTCGTATTCACGCTCAGCCAGGCGCTCAAGTTCCTCGATGGCTGTCCCAATAGGAATGCGGGCATAGCTATACAGGGATCGACCAGCCATGACTCCTCCCGTCAAAGCGATCCCCACTTGATCTCGCGGTTGATGTTGGTCACGAACTGAAACCCACGGTCACCCGGAAACCAGATCTGTTCTTCTGCGTCGTTGGTGTGTCTGCCCGGGGTGCGCTGAAAATCAACCCATTGCGAACTGGCAGTCACTGCGATCGTGCAGGCGCCGTTATTCGGATCGTCAGATATTTCCATGCTGTCAATGCGACCATCAAACACCAACAAAGGGTTGCTGATGATGGCCAGGCGGTAATCCAGAAACCCCTTGTAGATCGCGATTCGCCGGTCGATGTAGGGCTTAGATAGCGCAACCGAAATCCAGGTCTGGTCCACTGCCGAGACTTGGATGGTCACATTGGGAATACTCATATCGCTCGTCTCTGACAGACCCGAAAACCCCATGAAGTGCCCGTTGGCTGTGTAGGTGTTCGTGCCCCACAGCAAATTGATCCAGGCGTCAGTTAAGCGAATCGTCCCATCGTCAAACCAGGCTTCGACCAAGTAGACGGGCTGATTGCTGGACTTGAGGATTTCAGCGATGAAGGCTGCACTTGCACCACGATCCATCGATCTCGCTCCTCAAAACGCCTCGACCAGTTGGAGGCTGAAGTTGTAAATCGATCCTGGAGCTACGGCAGACTCCAGCGTGTCTGAGCCCAAAGCCAGCGTGAACGGCACGTTTCGCACAGTAATCACCGCACCGTCAGCAGGCACCGCCATCAATGCAGGCTCAATCGCCACGGTGGCCAGCCCAAAGGCATCGGCACTCACATCAGCGGTGACCATATAGACCTTGGTCTGACCAGAAATGCCAATGAAGTCACCCGCCTTGAGGGCACTGGTGAGACCTGCTGGCCAACCGCGCGTGGAGATGCTTCTGCCTTGCTGGTTAGCCCCGTTGATCTGCGGTGTTCCAGTGGCGACCCCCTGCGGCAGCTTGTGCGCAGGCAGCACAGCGGTGAAACTGTCCCACTGGCCGCGCTGAGCGACAACGAAAGCCTGGATCGGCGCGAATTGCGCTCGGGTCAAACCCACCCAGTCGGCCGTGATCACCCATCGCTGAGCGCCGTTAGTGCGCACACTGCGGCGCAGGTTGTGCGAGATCGACACGCGTGTGGGCTGATAGGACTGAATCTTGATGGCGCTGGGCGCGGGGGTTAATGGGAAAGTGCCGCTCACAAGTTAACCCGCGATACCTCGGCATTCATGCCGTGATCCCAAAACGGCCGCGCATGTTGAGCGCCTGATTCACGATACCCACCACAACGGCCTTGTTTTGCACCATGGCGGACTGGAAGCTGCGCGCATCCATGGCACGCACCGAGAAGTTTATGTTGATCGGCGCCTGGGCTGCGCTGCTGTCACCGCCGCCCGGCGAAGCAGTTGTGCCAGCCGACTTCCCATTGGGAACGATCGTTCCTGCGCCATTAGGTACGAACCACTCGGGGCCTTGCTCGCCAACGATGTAGGGCTGGCCAGCGGCCACTGGACCGCCATCGGCCTTGAACAAACCCGACAGAAAGTTCCCGGCACCGCTGAACATGCCTGAGAGCGACATGCCGCTGGTCGCTTGCGCCAGTGGTTTCGTGATGCTGTTTTGAATCTGGATGCGAATCAGGTCCGCGATGATGGAATTAGCAAGGCTCTTGAAGTCGAGTTTGCCCGTCTGCACAAAGCGCACCAGCGCGTCCTCCATGCCCTTGAACGCGTTCGTAAATAGCCGCTCGGACTGGGCTGCAGCGTTAGTGACCGTGTCGATGTAGCTGTTTAGCGCCTTGGTAACGCCCATCTCCCAGGAGCGCTCCGCATCCCAACGAGCTTCGATCGCTTTGATCATGACCGCGGTTGATTTCACGGCTTCATCACGCAGGCGTTGCTGGGTATCTGCTGTTAATTTGGTGCCGCTTTGCTCGGCATCCCAGATCTGTTGCTCGACCGAGAGGAAGTTCTTGCGCTTGACGTTGGCAATCTCTTGGGCCTGAGCGTTCATGCCAATCAGCTCGGTCTGAAAGATGTACTGCTCGTTGGCCTGCTCAAGGCTGTGCGTAAACGCATTGATACGCTTGGATTCATCGAACTTTTGCTGCGCATCGAAACGATCGTTAACTGCCTGGACCAAGGTTGCGGTTGACTTGATAGCCTCAGAGCGCAGGCGTTGCTGCGCCTCGACGGACAATTTTGTCCCGCTCTTTTCTGCATCCCAGATTTGCTGTTCAACAGCCAAGAGGTTTTTACGACCCTCTGTGGCAAGCGCCTGATCGCGGGCATTAAGACCAATTAGTGTGTTCTGAAATTGGTACTGTTCATTAGCCTGCTCGAGGCTGCGGGTGAATGCATTGATCTGCTTGGACTCATCGAACTTCTGCTGGGCATCGAAACGCTCGTTAACGGCCTGCACCAAGGCGGCTGTGGACTTAGTAGCCTCGTTGCGCAATCTCTGCTGCGCCTCTGAAGACAACTTGGA